GGTCTATAGCTTCGAAGCTGCGTTAACTTATAAGAGGCGGAGTTCAGCTGTTCTTGGGCTTCCAGAACCTTGTCCGAGTCGCCTGCTTCGTAGGCTTCCTTGTAGGCCCTGCGGGCTGCGGCAGCTTCCATTTCAGCCGCCTGTGCGTAGCTGCTTACCAAGGAGCGCTCGCCGCTAGACAGGGTCTCCTTCAGCTGGCGGTTCTCGGCAAGAACCCGCTGGGCGTAGTTGAGCGCCTCGGACTTCTCCCGGATTTCCCGCTCTTTCTCCCGGCGCTCGTCGTGCCAGACCTTCTTCATCTGCTTCAGGCGAGTCTTAACCTTGTCGGAGTACTCCTCCAACTCGTCGTCTTCTAGCTCCTTGACGATGTCCTCGGGCATCGGGGACTTGCCGCGATCCACCTCTGGAGTGTCGTCCTCAATCTCGATCTCGATATCGTCCTCGAGGTCCTTGTTCAGGTTCGTGCTCATGTTTTTGTGCCTTCTGGCTCAGGTTACGCTGGTAGGCGTAGTTAAATAGCGGCTAGCGGGCGCTGAGCGCCGTCAGCCGCGCGAAATACCGCGCGGGTCTTCAACCACGGCCTCGACGCTGTCGTCGTTGATGATGCGGAACTCTCGACCATGAATCTTCACCCGGGTGCCCGCGTGGGGACGCACAAGTACGAAGTCCCCCTCCTTGCACCAAGGCCCACTGGGGAACCGCTTCTCGTCCTTGTAGCAATCCGGCCCCTGCGCAACGACGAACAGTACAGTGGTCAGGAGTTCTTCATGGTGGATGGTGACGTCCGACTTATAGATGCCGCCTTCGGTCTTCTCCTCGACCTCCGGCAGGGCGCACAGAATGCGGTACCCAGAAGGGATTGGCAGCTGGGTGGCCTTGCGCTCCTCGGGTTCCTGCAGGGCTTTGACCCGCTCCGGAATCCACAGCTTCTCCTTAGTCTTAGTCATCGTCGTCGCTCTCCACCCGTGCCGCAGTCTCGGCTATGTGGTTAACCGCAAGCATCAGCCCTCGGACGATCCCGCAGGCGTACTTGTATTCTCCGATGTCCTTGGCCGTCCCTCGGGCCATGTCGTCGGACATGTGTCGGATATCCTCCTGCAGCTTGCCTGCTATGTGTCTAAGCATGTCGGTACTCATTACCGTGTGTCTTCCTTTTAAGCGGAGGACCCTTGCGGGTTACCCCCCTAGTTCGGGCGGGATGCCCTGTAGAGCCCCGGTGGGGGCACTTTCCGTTACAGCCTGTTGCAGGGGATTGGCCCCCGCCGCAGGTTGCTGTTTACCCTGTTGCACCGCATCCCGGGCGACCTGAACTCCAATACGGAGCCCTTCTGCCATGTGGTCTGCGGACATCTGTTCTTTCGACGTAGCCACCTTGGCCCCGACCTGAAGACCAGCGATGCGTTCCTGCGAGGCGATGCGCTCCCGCTCGATATCCATCTGGTCGTTCTTGGCCGCAGCGTCGATGGCCATCTTCTTCTCTTTGATCTCGACCTCCTTGGCCTTGAGTCCGAGCTCTTGCTGTTGCATCTGCAGGATCGGGTCCTGCTGTGCTTGCTCAGCAACTTTACCCGCCGCGTCCTGTTTACTCTTCTCGAGGACCTGCTTGGCAGCGGCGGCGGCGAGACGGGACACCGCGATCTCCGTCTCCTCATCCATGGGCGCATCCGGGGCGGGGTAAGGTACGCCAGCGGCCTCCTCGATCCGTCTCCGGTACTCGAAGCCAAGATGCTCTGCGATGTGGGCGTTCATCGAGGCAGCGATGGTCTGCGCCTTGGGGTTCTGCCCCAGCAGTTCAGCTATCTGTGGGTCCTGCATCGCCGACATGTGCACCTGTATGTGCGCCTCGTGGTCCTGCGAGATGAACGCCTTCACGGGCTTGCCGTTCAGGACGTTGAGGTTCTCACTGACCGGGTCTCTCGGGGCTTTCAGCTCATCGTCCGTAGCGGGGATCAGCTTGCCTACGTTCTTTATCCCAAGGACCTCCAGCATCTGCCGGTGGAGGTAGGGGAGGTCGTAGATATCCGGAGCACCTGACGCTAGCTGGATAACCGCCTGATACTGCACCACCTTCTGCGCCATAGTGGCGGAGTTCGGGTCGCTTACCGGGATAACGGTAACGAGGTCGTAGTCGCTCTGCTTGGCCTTGGGCGACCCCTCTTCAGGGTCGTAGCTGTACTCCTTGGGGGTGTAGTCCCGGATGATGTCCCGCAGGAGTGTGAACTCCTGCCGCATGGAGTAGTGGATGCGGGCCTGAACAGCCGACATGACCTTCAGAGTGCGCTCGAGAATAGCGAGGGTGGTGCCCACCGGGCTGTTTGCCGACATGTCGGACACTTGGAGGTCCGCCGCCGACGCGAAGCGCCTGCCCTCTTCGACAATTGTGCCTAAGAGAGTATAGAGTACCTGCGAGGGCTCCTTGTACGGCAGGGGCAGGAAGTTATCCCGCAAGGCCCCGCTGGCAACGTCTACGTCGCGCCACTCCGCAGGCGCGATAGGAGTGTCATCACCCTTGATCCGCAGGCCTTTAGTTTTAAACCCACCCGGTAGATTAGATAGAGTACCAGCATCAACAAGCTGACGAAGCAGGCTAGTGCCAGACTTAGCAAAAGCACCGATAAGATGAATGAGCCCAAAAGCATAGAATCCAAACCCGGGGATGTACGAGTAGTGGACGAAGTGGTTGCGCTTCTGCTTGGTGTCGTCGTCGGGGTGCCAGTTTCTACGGATCGCAAGGACTGTCTCGGTGCTCTTCTCCACCGTAACAACGTACGGTAGGGCGATGCCTGTCGGCTCCCCGTCCTCGTCTTCATCCTCGTGGCCCTCCAAATCCAGCTCAACGTGCATCTCAAGTATTTTGTACCGGTCGTCCGAGGACGCACGGAAGCCCATCTTCTCGGCGATCTTCTTCTCAACCTCGTCGAACGAGTCCGTCGGGTCACCAAGCTCCACATCCACGTAGAACCCTGCCGCCTGCAGCTTGCGCAGCTCGTTGGGAGTCTTACGCATAACATGCGTTACACGTGAGGAGGTCTGAAGCGAGGAGGCACCGTACGGAACGACGACATCCTCCGCAGGCACGAACTGAGAGGTCTGACGCGCAAGGGAGGGATCGTAGAACACCTTCTTGAACGCGTTGCCTGCAAGGCCCAGCCCCCACAGCATGCGCTCATGCTCCGGGCGATACTCCACCATGCGGTCGGTAAGCTGGTAGTTCATGTCGTCCTGCACGCGGACGGCGGCTTCCTTCTTCTTGGGAGTCTCCTTGCCGATTATCTGGGTCTTCACCGGGCCCGCCGACGGGAACGTCTCCATCATGGTCTCGGCCTGAAACTTGACGAGAGCCTCGCTAAGGAGCGGGTGGTAGACGCCGGAGGCACCGGGCCACGGCTCCGTACGGTCTTCCATTTTCAACCCGAGGAGCTCTAGGCCGTCTACGTAAGTCTGTATCCAGTCCTTCCGCGAGGAGATGTCGTCCTCGAAGTCGGCAAGGAGGTCGGAGACAAGGGTAGAGAGGACGCTCTCGTCGAGCACTTCCGCGAGGTTGTCGTTAAACCCGTCGTCCTCTTCGTCTTCCTCTTCCTCTTCCTCAGGCTCTTCGCCTTCGTCCTCTAGCTCGATGACGACGTCGTCGCCATCCTCTTCGGGGGTGTCGGCAGACATCCCCAGCGGGGCCCGGTTCAAGCTCTTGTCAACGTTAGTGGACATCAGGAGGCCCTTTCTTTTTTCATTCTATCTGCGGCGCGTTCCGTAGCCGTCATGGCGTCTCGCTTCCTGCCCTTGGGGGTAAGCTTGTTGTTCTTCGCCATGTCCCCCCGCTTCTTTAGCAGGGCTATAGCCATGCCTTCGTCACCTACCTGCGAAGCGAGCCTCTTTACGAGGACGCCTCTGCCTTTGAACTTTCCGATCTGCTTAGGTGTTTTCACCTAGTAGTACCCCTTGGTACGCACGGATTTAAAGTAAGTGGGCTCGTCTGGGGCGTCTAGATTAGTTGTTATATACCCGCCTTTACGGAACCGCATCAGGGCCATGGAGACGCTATCGACGAAGTCGTCGTGCTCGCCACCCGGAAAAGACGCTACTTCCTCTACTACTTCCTCCGCCCAGTGGGTGTTCGGCACCCACACGCGCCCAGAAGCAAAAAGGTCGGAGACGGCGTTCAAACGGGAGATTTTGTCGTTACCCTTGGTCGGGGTGAACTCCTGCACGGGGATGCCCATGGCCCGCATCTCGTAGATCAGCGGAGCCCCTGAAGCCTTTTTCTCGATTATGACGCCGTCGGGCTCCCAGTCCCTGTACTGCTCTATCGCTACCTGCTTCAGCCTCGGAAACTCCATGCGCTCCCGGAAAGCGTTGAGCAGGATGATGTTTGCCTGCAGGATACCTGTGCCGTCGGGGTGGTAGAACACCCCCCAAGTGGTTAAGGCCGAATAATCGGCCCTCTGGCTCTTCTCGAAGGCCGTATCCCACGACATAAGCACGAACTCGCACTTGGGCGGGTCCTCGG